GCGGATCACCAGCAGCTTCAGGTTCAGCCCGTGGCGCACGGCGGTGGAGAATTCCCCCAGCTGCATGGCGAAGCCGCCATCGCCGACGATCGCGAAAACCGGGCGGTCGGGATGGGCGAGCCCTGCGGCGATCGCATAGGGCAGGCCGCAGGCCATAGAGGCGAGCGTGCCCGAGACGGCGTAATCCTGCCCGGGCCCCAGCGGCACATGCCGGGCGGCAAGCTCGGTGTTCTGGCCGCTGTCGCTGGTCAGGATCGCTTCCGGCGGCAGCCGACGGGCCAGCGCGCCCACCACCACCTGCGGCTTCATCGGCACGTCGTCCTGGCGTTCGGCCGCGCGCATCATCTCGCGCCAGCGCGCCATGCCGCTCTGTGCGCGTTCCAGGAAGCTGCGATCCTGCTTGCGCTCCAGCTTTTCGTTCAGCAGATGCAGGCTTTCCGCCGCATCCCCCACCAGCCCGGCCTCGACCGGATAGCGCAGGCCGATGCGCTCGCCGTCGCGATCGATCTGCACCGCCCGTGCCTGGCCGGGTTCCGGATAGTATTCGATATAGGGAAAGGTCGATCCCACGATCAGCAGGGCATCGCAGCCCTCCATCGCTTCCTCGGACGGCAGGGTGCCGAGCATGCCGATGCCGCCGGTCGAATGCGGGTGGTCCTCGGGCAGGATCGCCTTGCCGAGCAGCGCCTTGGCGACCGGGGCCGCCAGCAGGTCGGCGGTCTTCTCAAGTTCGGCGACCGCACCCGCCGCCCCCTGGCCGGCCAGGATCATCACCCGTTCCGCCCGGTTCAGGATCGAGGCCGCCAGCTCGATCTGGTCGGGGTCGGGCAGGCTGCGGCCGTGGAAGCGCCGGTTCGGCACATGGCCCGGTCGGTTGCGCGACGAGCGCGGGCTGTCTTCCAGCCTCTGCACCTGCATGTCGGCCGGGATCGACAGATGGGCCACGCCCCGCCGGGTGAGTGCTGCCCGGCAGGCGAGGCCGGCCACGGTCTCCATATGCGCGGCATCGGCGACCCGGGTGTCGAAGACCGCGATATTGCCGATCATCCGCGAGAGGTCGATATCCTGCTGGGTGAAGCTGTCGATCAGGTCATGGGCCTGCAGGCCGGTGATCGCCACCACCGGCGCCTGATCGAGCGCCGCATCGCACAGCCCGGTGATCAGATGAGTGCCGCCGGGGCCCGAGGTGGCGAGGCAGACCCCGAGCTTCCCGGTGAATTTGGCATGGGCGGCCGCCATGAAGGCGGCGCTTTCTTCATGCCGGGTCTGGATGAAGCGGATCCTGTCCTGACGGGTGCGCAGCGCCTCCATGACACCGTTGATCCCGTCGCCCGGCAGGCCGAAGACGGTGTCCACCTCCCAGGCGATCAGGGTCTCGACCAGAATGTCGGCGGCGGTGAGAGCGGGGGAGGGGGCGGTCATCGGGCGATCTCCGATCTGCGGGGATGTCGGAAGGCGAACGCGCGGGAGTCGCGCATGTTCCTCGAAATGTTCCCTGGAAACCTTCCGGCGCACGCGGCGTTCTGCCGTCATGGCGCCGCGCCGTTGATCAGATCGCGCGCATCTCACAGGAAAGGACGACCCCCATGCCGTCTCACATCCGCGGTTTTGCCGCAGCCCTCGCCGCGATGCTGATGATCGCGGCCGCCCCCGCCATCGCCGCGGAGGCCGAGACCACCAGCGCGGAGGCGCAGTTTATCGGCCTCTCGGGCGAGGAAACCGGCACCGCCACCCTCACCGGCACCGCGCGCGGCGTGCTGATCCAGGCCGAGGTCCGGGACCTGCCGGCCGGTCAGTGGGTCGCCTTTCACATCCACGAGGGCGGGACCTGCGATGCGGCCGGCCACCACAAATCGGCCGGCGGCCATTTCAACCCGGGCAACACGGCCCATGGTTTCCTGGCCGAAGGCGGGCCGCATGCCGGCGACATGCCCAACCAGATGGTCGGTGCCGACGGCGCGCTTCACGCCGAAGCCTTCAACCCGATGGTCCGGCTCGACGACGGCCCGAACGGCATCCGCGGCCGGACGCTGATGATCCATTCAGGCCGCGACGACCACCGCAGCCAGCCCTCGGGCAATGCCGGCGACCGGCTGGCCTGTGCGGTGATCGAGTGACACGCGTCACCCATAGACGACAATCGTCACCGGAATGGCCGTGCTCGTGGACCCGGTGCCGAAGCCAAACATCACAATCTCGATTTCCACCCAGTTCGTGGTTTTTGTGATAGCCAGCATCGGGATCTGAGGGTTGGCGTCGGGGCTTGAATCGAGATAGATGCCCGGCGCCTGGGCTTGCACGACATAATTCGTGTTCGGCCTTGGGGCTGTGAATGTCGCTCGTACCTTGCCGCTGACTCGGGAGATCGACGAGAAGCCCAACCGGTAATCGTCCGGATCGGTGGATCCCACAGCCGTCACCGGTGACAGGGCGTTGATGGCGGCCTTCACCCCCGCCGGGGTGGCAAGCTTCGTCGTATTCGTCCCCGTCTGCATCTCGGCCGTGGTGGCGAGCCGGGCGTCGATGGCGCCCTTCACGCGGCGCGGCGTCGCGACGCTGGCGGCTGCGGTGCCTGCCGTCATCTCGGCCGTGGTCGCCTCGGTCACGGTAACGGTCACGTCGCCGTCGAGCGCGCCCCCGCCGGTGACCAGGCCGCCTGCGATCACCCGGCGACTGTCGGGCACGTGATCGGCCAGCAGGGTGTCGCGGGTCACGGCCCGGAGTGCATTTTCTGCCGTATCGTGCACCAGAAGTCGCGTGCTGCCGGTGGTATCGACGGCCGTCGGGGTGCCGGCAATGTCCACGCTGAGCGTGCGGTCGGCGTCCAGGCTGCCGCCGCCGGCCAGCCCCGCGCCGGTATCGACCCGGCGGGTGCGCGGCACCGGCGTGACCAGATCGGCGCCGGCCAGCGCCCCGGTCTCGTCCACATACACCGCCCGCGATGCCGGCAGCACCGAAAAGACCAGCTTCTCGCCTGCCGGCAGGTTGATCAGCCCGGTGGTGCCGTTGGAATTCGACAGCACCGTCACCCGCTCCAGCTGATTGCCGGTGACGATGCCCTGGCCGATTTCCCAGATCCCGTCTTCGGGGGCCAGGATCTCGTAGAACACCGGGCCGTCGCCGCGGGCGGACAGCGGAGCGAGGCCGGTGGGCGGGGGCAGCAGCTGCAGCGGCCCGGTGCCCTCGGTGGTGGTGGTCTGATAGCCGCGGTCGACAAGCATCACAGAAGCTCCCGAATGGTCAGGGACGTGGAATGGAACAGGGGGTCGGTGCGGACGAAGCCGCCATGGGCGGCGATGCGTCCGATCATGCCCTCGCGCGGCCAGTCGCCGAGCGGGGCCGGCACGCAGAGCACCGGCCGGGTCAGGCCGCGGTCGAACAGCCGGTCGATGGCGGCCTGCCGGTCGCCGGCGGTCATGGAGAAGTCGAACACCAGGCTGCGGCGCTTCGGGCCCCGGTCCACCCATTCGGCGCCCGAGGCTTCGGCGACGGCGATGCGGCTTGCATCCTCCATTTCCAGCCGCCAGCCATAGGCCATGTTGGCTTCGGGCCGCTCGCCCGGGCCGATCCAGATCAGGCCGATATCGACATGCTGGCTTGCGGGGGCCGTGGTTACCGTCACCCGCAGATGACGGGCCACCAGCCCGGCCGGGGCCAGGGCCATGTGAAAGCCGATACCGGTGCGGGCACCGGTGACTGCCGGGCCCTGCCAGAGATCGTTGCCGCCGCGCAGCGTGCCCGCCGACCAGGCGACCATGTCACCCGGGCCCAGGCTGGTGCGGGCAAGGGCAAGCACCCCCACCGGCTTTGCGTCGCCCAGATCGATGTCGATCGAGAACGAGGCGGCGGCGATGCGTGCCACCCGTGCCGGCCAGGCATCCAGCATGTTGGTGAGCGGCAGCCCGGCCGCGACCGGTGCGGTGGTGCGCAGATCGGCCGCGGTCAGACCGGCCGTGTGGTTGACGTGATCGACGATGATCCGACGATCGGTATCGGGAGAGGGGGATCCGCTCATCAGGCGACCTGCTCATCTTGAAGGTTGGGGGCCCACAGGGTCAGCACCAGCCGCCCGCGGTCCCACTGTTCCGAGGTGGCGATCACCACCATGTCGCGGCCCTGGGCCAGGCCGTAGCGCGGATGGATCACCCGCACCGTGGCGCCGATCCGCACCGGCCGCACGAAGCGGATGTCGCCCGCGGGCGTCAGCTCTTCGGCCAGCAAAGCGGGGACCGCCAGCGAGATCATCAGCCCCGGCCGGCCATAGAGATCCAGCAGCCGCCGGGCATGGGCCTCGGCATCGGCGGCGGTGTCGAACCAGCTGTCGACCGGTTCCACATCCTGCGCCGCCGCGCGGCCGACCAGCACGCCCAGATCCGCCGCCGAGGCCACGCGCCAGGTCTCGGCCGCGAAGCTCCGATCAAGGGCGGTCTCCACATCCGAAGGTGGCAAATCAGATGCCGTCAGCGGCCGCCAGTTGCGGGTGTGATTGACCCGCCGCCGCCAGGCGGCGCGGGCGGTGCTGCCCGGCATCTCCAGCCGTTCCGGGGCTTCCAGGATCATCGTCGGGTCGATGACCAGCGCCGGCGTGGCCGCAGGGGCGCGGATCATGCCGATGCCGATCCGCCCGGTGCCGTCCTCGCCCCACCAGCCATTGATGCCGCGCAGGATCTCGGATGCCGCCTCGCCCGCCGTGGCGGTGCCGTCGCTGCCCTGCCACCAGCCGATCACGCCCGGGCAATCGGCCGCGATGGCCGCAAAGCCTGCGGGATCCAGCCGGTCGGCGGTCAGGCTGGCGAAGTCGAGCATGATCCGCCGCACGATGCCGGCGGTGTCGGAGACGAAACCGCCCTCGGCATCGCCGTCGAAATCCGCCGTCACCACGCCCACCGGCGGGGTGGTGCCCAGCCGGATCAACCCTTCGGCCAGGCAGGTGGCGAAATGCCCCGGCGGTACCTCCAGCGCCGCCAGCGCCGCCAGATCGGCGACATCCTGGCCCGACGGATCGATCGGCAGGCCGCGGTCATAGACCGCATGCACCGCCTGGATCCGCCGCGCGCTCAGCTGCAGGATGCCCAGCGCCGGCGCCACCGCCACGGGCTCCACATTGCGCAGCCGGCCGAAGCCCAGCGGCATGCGCTTGCCGATCAGGTCGGGCGAGACCTCGATCGCGGGATGTTCGGCATAAAGCCTGGTGGTCAGCGGTCGGTCCAGCAGCCCGGCCATGCCCTGGACCGTCAGGGCCACGGCGTTGCGGGTACCGGTCAGCTCGTCGCCGACACCGTCGAACAGCAGGGCGAAATCGCGATGCCGCGCGCCCGCGACGTCGCGATGCCCGGCCCGGACCACCACCCGCCGCCGGGCGACGTCGTAGACGTCCGGCACCCGGTCCAGCGCGCCGTCGGCGTTGATCAGATCGATGCGGCCGACCTGAAGAATGGCGCGATCCCGCGATTCCGGCGCGATCGGCATCGAGCGTTCAATCACCAGCGGCACCGCGCCGCGCGGATCGAACCAGGTGCTGGCCGGCTGGTCGTCGGGGACCGTGGCGAAGGCCTTGTCGGTATAACGCAGCACCACCACCGGCACCCGGCCGTCAGAGGTGCCCACCCCGTTTCCCTGCGCGCCGTTCTCGGCCCTCCCGTTCTCGGGCGGCAGCGTCGCCCAGGGCAGCGCCGCCCAGGCGGCCGCCAGGCGCGGCCGGCCGGGGGTCGCCGCCAGATCGGCGGCCTGCACCTCCACCGTCACCACCCGGTCCACCGCCGGCCGGAAGGGCAGACGGATCACCCCGTCCAGCCCGAACATGTCGAGCGCGGTGGCGGCGGTGATGGCCGCATCGGGATAGGCCTCGCCATAGCGCGCGGTGGGGGAATAGGTCGCGGCCGACGGTTCGGCCGCATCCCAGTTCCAGCCATACAAAAAGGCCCCGGCCCCCTGCCGGAACAGCACGTGATTGAGATAGGCCCGCATGTCGTCGAGCGACCGGCGGGCGCCGGTATCGGTATGTGGCGGCGTGAACCCCCATTCCGGCGGCCCGACCCGCAGCCCGATATGCAGCGCCGTATCCGGAAACCAGTGGCGATAGGCGTCGTAGGCGACCATGGGCTCGTAATCGAGCCCGGCGTCATAGGTCATGATGTTGATGTAGTCCAGCGCCGCCCGGGCTTCGGGGTCGCGGGCAAGCGCCAGGGCATAGCCGCCGTTCCAGCCCCCGCCCACGGGCCTGGCCATCGCGAAGGGCGGCTCGCCGAAGCAGCCGACATGCATGCCGGCCCAGCCGAGTTCATAGCCCAGATCGCGCGGAAACCAGCGCCGGAAGCGCTTGATCACCGCCACGAGTTCGGTATCGGTATAGCAGACGCGGTGGCCGGTCTCGTCGGTCCGGCAATGGTGTTCCAGCCCGGGCAGCTCGGAGATGCATTCATAGTCCACATCCACGCCGTCCAGGCCCAGATCGTCGACCATCCGGCGCAGCGCCGCCATGTCGGCCTCGGTCTGGCCGCCGAACCCGTCGGGATGATAGGGCTCGGGCATCCACTGCTCGCCATACTGCATCACCACCAGGATCAGCCGGGTCTTCGGATGGCGGCGGCGGAACCGGTCCAGCACCCGGCGCAGCTGCCGGCCGGTGCAGGGGATGGGCAGCCCGCCGGTCTGGTCCAGCCGGTCGTCGGGCCCGGCATAGCTGCAGCGGGGCTTCGCCGTGTGCAGAAACACCCGTGCGGTGCCGTTGGGCACGCGCATCAGCCGCATGGCGTCGATCGCGACCGGGTCGTCGTAATCGGCCGGGATGTCGAACCAGCTTTCCCAATAGACGTTCCAGCTCTGGCCCGACGGCACCAGCCGGCGGCTGGTCATGTCGGCTGCAACCGCTGCCGTCACTGGCGCCGTCAGCGCGGCGTCGCCGGCGATGCGGCCGCTGCCCTGGTCCTCGACGGCCGCGGTCAGCTCCAGCGCCAGAATGAACTGGGCCGAATAGGCGGTGTCGCGCACCAGATCGAAGCCGATCCGGCCGCCGCCCCGATGGGTGAACAGCCGCGCGCCGGCATGCTCGCCCACAGCTTCGGCCGGCCTGTCCCAGCCGGATGCGGTAAAGCCTGCCCCGGCACCCCAGGGGTTGAACACGAAGCCCAGAAGCAGGCTGTCGATATGGGTGTCTTCCAGGGGGATGCGGGTGGTCGCATCGGTCGATACCACCGCGGTGCGCGCCTCGATGCAGCCGGTCACGCCGGCCAGCGCCACCGCGGTCAGGGTCACGATACCGACGAAACGATCCTCGGCGGCGGCCTCCAGCAGGTTGGGTCCGGCGGGCGGGTCGGCCAGGATGGCCAGGCGAAACCGCCCGGTGTCGTCCAGGTCAGCGTCGAAGCCGTCCACATAGCGCAGCCGCCGCCCGCCATAGACCAGCGCCGGCGGCGGGTCGGCATGGGTATAGCCCACCGCCACCAGCAGCAGATCGGCGCCGGTGCCGTCGATGACCCCGCCTTCGGGGCCGGTGGCCGGGGTGCTGCCGAAGGTCACGCCGCGCATGGTCTGGTCCAGCGCGCCCAGATAGAAGCTCTCGGCCGCCGTCACCTCGATCGTTTTGCGCGGCCGGCCGCGGGGCGGCACCGCAATGGCGGCGGCCAGCAATGCGACATCCGCCCCGGGGGTGCGTGCCACCAGATGCGGCGGGCCCGCCTCTGCGGCATCGGCCAGGCTGCGCGACAGGGCGGCGACCCGGGCCCAGCCCTGGCCCGCCACGCCATGGGCCGTCCAGCCGGCGGCAGGGATGTCGCCGCTGTCGTTGTAGAAGCCCGTGGCCACCGCCAGCAGCAGCCCGTCCTCGCCGATGCCCGGCGGTTCGATGCCGGGCAGGGTGATCGCGGTGGTGCTGTCCGCGCCTTCGACCGCCTCGGCCTTCACGATGCCGATCCGGCCGGCGGTGCCCGCCAGCGCGAACACAGCAACCTCGGTAGAGCCGATCCAGTAGGGGGCCGTGATCGCCAGCTCCTGCGGCCCGGCCGCCGGCCGCGCCAGATGGAACACGGCGACGGTGCCGAAGCTCTCGTGATTGACCAGCGGCTCGGCATAGTCCTTGGCCATGGGCGTGCCGGCGAAGCTCACCGCCGGGCCCAGGTCGTAGACCGTGCCCTGGTTCTGCGGGTCATAGAAGCTGAACGGCACCATGACCACCAGCAGGTCGGCGCCGGTGGCGTCCACGGTCATGGTCCGGGTCGTGCCGTTCAGCACGCCGAAGGCCTCGACCGCGGTGGCGATGATCTCGACGCTCATGGCAGGGCCATCCTGAAACCGGTCACCTGGATGAAGTGCCCGATCTCCACCGGGCCCGCCGCCAGCACCAGGTCGCCGGCGGGGGTGTCGGGCAGGGTCGGGGCCACCGACACATCGCCGTCGAAGGCGGGGGTGCCGTCGCTCAGCATCATGCGGAACCAGGCGGGCATGCCCGCGGCGCGGGCGGTGCCGGTCCATTCCCCGGTCATCGCGGCGCCCGTGGCATCTGCCGGCCCGAACGGCACCTCCGGCAGGCGCAGCACGGCCAGCAGGCTGCCGGCCGGTGCCGCGATGTCGGGGCTGGCCGGCCGCGCCCCCTGATACAGGTGCAGCCGGGCATCGGCGAACAGGGCCGCCACCGCATCGGTGGCGGCCCGGCGCATCGGCAGGGAATGGACGATCATGCGACCCTCATCTTCTGAAGCAGCAGACCGCGCTCTTCGATCCGGCGCAGTTCGCGCAGTTCTTCGGTCTGGGTGACGATGGCGCCGACGGTGCCCTCGGCGCCGAAGGCGACCTGCCGGCCCACGGCCTGGGTGTCGTCGCGCAGCGCGGTCAGCACCTCGCGCAGTGCGCGAACCTCGCCGATCAGCGCATCGCTGCGCGCCGTTTCCGCGGCCTGGGCCGCAACCGCACCGCCCGCCGTGGCACCGGCGCTTGCGGCCGGTGCCGCCGTGGCGGCGGGTGTCGCGGCCTCTGCGGCACCGCTACCGCCACCGGATGCGGCCGTCACCGCGCCGCCAACCGATCCCTGTAGCAGCTGGTTCAGGGCTGCGATCGCCTCTGCCAGGGCGGCCTCGTCGCTGCCGGCATCGGTCAGCGCCGGCAGGCCGGCCAGGCTGCTGCGCACCATGTCGACCAGCGCCGCCTGGCGCACGCCCGATCCGTTGATCTCGCGCCCAAGGCCCAGCAGCGTGTCGGCACTGGCGGTGATCCGCCCCAGCGCCGTGGCGTCGCCCGTGCGGGCGGCCGCCAGATCGGCGGCAAAGGCGCTCTGCGCTGCCTGGAAACGGCTGGTGGCGTTGCCGCCGCCGGCCTCGCTCTGGTCCAGCGCCGCCAGCCAGTCGCGAATGCCGCCGGCCGCGGTGTCGGTGTCCACCGCCACCCGGCGGATCATCTCCGCCAGGTCGGGGAAGCGGGCAGCCAGGGCATCGATCGCCTCGGCCGACAGCCCTGCGCCATCCACCATGTTGCGGATTTCAAGGCCCAGCGCTTCCGACAGCTTCGCCACCCCGGCACTGCCCGCGGCGGTGAAGGCGTCGCGCGCCGCGGTTTCGGCCGCGGTGATCATGTCGGCCACCTGGTCGACGACCCCCAGCCCGCGGGCGCTGCGGATGCGCCGGTCCAGCCCCTCGCTGTAGTCGTTGGCGATCTTCTCGCGCGCGGCGGCCAGCGCATCGGCCACCTGGGCCGCGGTCAGGCCGAAATCGGCGGCCGATTTCGCATAGGTAGCGAAGGTTTCCTCGACCGTGATCATGGCCTGGGAGAACTCGGTCACCGCCGGTGCCTGATCGCGGATGCCCAGCAGCCGCTCGACGAAGCCGGTCAGCGCCTCGTTCACCGGCTCCATGTCCTGTTTCAGCCGTTCCGCGGTCTCGCGGAAGGTCTCCAGCTGGTCGATCTGCGCTTCGGCCGCCTCTCGCGCCCGCTTGGCGGCGTTGTCGTTCAGGTCCAGCCCCTGGTTCAGCCATTTCAGCGTGTCGGTCAGCGTGCTGGCGAAGGTGATGTCCTGCATCGCCTTGTCGACATCCGACCAGTCGATCTTGTCCACCGCACGGGTCAGGGCCTCGGGGATCTCGCCGGTCAGCTCCGACACCAGATCGCGGGCGATGTAGCCCAGCGCCTTTTCGGGATCGTCGAGAGCGGCGATCCGCACCTTGGTCGCATGGCTGGTGCCGTACTGGATTCCGTCGCGGCCACCCACATCGATGAAGCGGCGGACATGGTCCAGGCTGCCGCCGGTGGTTTCTTCCAGCATCGCGCCCAGCTGGTCGATCGCGTCCATCAGCGTGTCGCGCGCCTCGACATTCCGGGGATCGCGGGTATAGCCAGAGGTACCGCGTTCGCCGGTGCCGGGCGAAACCCAGCCCCAGGCGGCATAATTGCTGGGTTTCTTATTGCCGATCAGCCCGCCGATCGCGGCACCTGCCAGCAGGCCGATGCCGGGCAGTGCCAGACCGCCGAGTGCGGTGGCGATGCCGGTGCCGGCGATGCCCGGCACGCCGGCCAGGACGGCGCCGCCTGCCGCCCCCAGCCCGCCGCCGATCGATCCGCCCAGCTGATTGCCGCCGAAGAGGCCGGCCAGCGGCCCGCCCAGGGTGAAGCCGATACCGGCGGCACCCAGGGCCGAGCCGAGCGAGGTTGCCGTCCAGCCACCCGTGCCCATCGGCAGCTGGGCGCTGCCGGTGAAGCCGGCCGCTTCCGCAGCGGCCAGCTGGCCCAGGCTGGCCGCCGAGGTGCTGGCGCCCGCCTGGAACATGCCGAGCGAGCGGCCGATCACGTCGATCGGCCCGGCCAGGCTGCCGAAGGTCTGCGTGCCCAGATTACCCAGATTGAGCGAGCCGTTGGCCTTGCTCAGCACCGACCACAGCCCGCCGAGCAGGCTGCCGTCACTGCCGGCCACCGTGGTGACGGCCGATCCGCCGCGTGTGAACAGCCCGCTGAAGCGGCCCAGGAGACTGCCCGCCAGCCCCTGCAGGGCGCCGCCCAGATCCTTCACCAGCGGGTCGAGAATCCTGCTTTTCAGGCCCTTGGTGATCTCGCTGCCGACATCTTTCAACAGGGTCCGGCCGGTCTGTTTCAGCCCGCCGAAATCGCCCGAGATCAGCTTGTCGACCGCCTCCTGAAAGGCGGTTTCGAAATGCTTCGAAATCTCCGGCCAGAAGCCGTCATCGGGCGTGGTCCGCCCGGGCGTCTGCGGCGTGGTCGTCGGCTGATCCGTCTTGTCGACCACGGTGGTGCGCTCCACCGCCCGGTCGCACTGGCAGGGCATGGCGGTCGCCACCGGCTGGGTGGCGATGGTGGCGATCGACGTGCCGCCGCCGGTCACCACCTGCGCGGTCGCGGGCGGCTGCCCCGGCGGCACGGTCTCGGCGGCCCTGAGCCGGGCTTCCGCCTCCTTCTTCTTGCGCTCCTTCTTCTTTTCCGCGGCCAGGACCATGGCATCCAGCGTCGGCGTGACCATCTCGCCCAGATCCGACGCCAGGTCGGTCAGCTGTGTCGCGATCGCGTCGCGCATGCCGCCGATATAGTCGGTGGTAAGCGCGGTATGGATGGTCTTCTGCAGCCGTTCGCCCAGGCCGTCGAAGCCGAAGGCGTTCTCCGCCCCGTCCTCATAGGCCTTGCCGATTGCCTGCGCGGCGCCCTTGAAATCGCCGTCCATCAGGCGATCCCAGACAGTGCCGACGGCGTCGATGCTCTTGTTGAAGCGCTCGATCACCGCATGATAGATCGTGTTGCCCACCTCGATCGCGGCGCCGCCGATCGCGGCGAACAGGCCGATCGCGGTGTTGTACACGCTCTTCATCGTGTCGCCGAAGCTGCCGATGGCCCGGCCGATCCAGGTGAAGGCCTTGCCCATCGCGCCGGTGATGTTCGTCCAGATGTCGCCGGCAAACAGCTTCATCTGGTCCCAGACCACATCGGCGAGATCGGCAAGCGTCACCATGCTGTCGGTCACCGGATGGATGTCGTCGGCAAAGGCGACAAGTGCCGCGCCGGCCAGCACGACCGCGGTGGTGATGGCGCCGAGCGGCGTGAACAGCAGTGTGGCGTTCAGCGCCATGAAGGCGGTTCGCGCGACGGTGATGCCGGTTTCGATGCCGCCCAACATGGCCGCGAGCGTGCCACCGGCCACCACCAGCGGGCCGATATTGTCGGCCGCGACCAGCATGATGGCCGCCATCCGCTCGGTGATGCCGAAGGTCTGGTCGATCCGGCCGACCAGCGTGGTGAACGAGGTGTCGAGCGCCGAAAGCGCGCCGCCGATCCGCGGCGGCAGGGCCTCGAACGCATCGGCGATGGCCGGCGCCCGGTTTTCCAGCGCGGCGAAGACGTCGGCAGAGGCGAGCCGGCCTTCGCGGGCCAGCGCCATCATGTTGTCGGTGCTGGTGCCCAGGCCCTGGGCCAGCATCTCGGCCAGGCGCGGGCTTTCGGTCATGGCGTCGGTGAAGGCCCGGCCGTCGACCGCGGCCTTGGTCAGCGATCCGGCCAGCCGGGTTGCCGCGGCCTCAAGGTCGCGGCCGGCGGCACCCGACAGCGCCATGCCCTGGGCGATGGCCTGCGAAACGCCGACCGCCCGGTCCAGCCCGCCGCCGAACCGGTCCATGTCGCGGGCAAGCCCGGTGAAGATGCCGGCCATGGCGCCCAGAGAGGTCTGGCTGTCCTGGGCCGCGCGGGCGATTTCCTGCTGCAGCGGCACCACCGCGGCGCTGGTGCCGGCCACGCCGGCGATCCGGGCTTCGACGCCCGCCCATGCATCGGCCAGGCCCAGCAGCCGGCCGGCCACCGAGGCGACACTGCCTGCGGCACCGGCTACCGTCCTGCGGGCCTCGTCCAGCGATCTGGCGGCGGTTTCGACGGGGTTGTTCTGGGTTGTGGCCGTTGTCGTGGCCGTCCCGGCCATTTTCATGTCGGCCGCCGCTCCGGCGCCCGGCGCCTGAAGCACGAGCCGCAAGCTGATATCGGTCATATCGGGATGTCCATCTGAAGCGGGTCGAAGACGAAGGGCGAAAGACGGGGAGGGGCCGGCCGCAACGGATGAAGGCGGCACGCCCGCGTCACCGGCGCCGGGCGCGCCAGACGTCGAGGGCGGCCGCCTCCATGGCCTGGATGTCGTCGAGGAGATCCGGCGTCACACGGCAGCGTTCCACACGGGCCACGAAGGCGAGTGCCGTGTAGTCCAGGCCGATGGGCTGGCCGGCCGGTCCGGCGGTGCGCCACTGGGTCGCGACCCGCCGGAAAAGGGACCAGGGCTTCAGATTCTGGGGCCAGATCTCGATGCCGTCCGGGCCGGCGAGCAGCCGCCGGCGCGCCTTCAGCGCCGCCGCCTGCTCGCCGGTGATGCCCAGCATCGCCAGGTCCTGGTCCTGATCGTCTTCGGCCGCATCGTCGCCCGCCGCCCAGGCGCGGGCGACGTCGGTCAGTTTTTTCGCCGGATCATGCCGTTGGAGATCGAGGCGAAATAGGCGTGGGCGACGGCGTTGCGCACCGGCAGCAGCGCCAGCAGCAGGTCGCGATTGTCGTCGGAGAAGGCGATGGGCTCACCCGTCTCGGCGTCCTGCAGGTCGTTTTCCCAGCCGATCAGGGCGCGGCGCATCAGCGCCTTGTCCTCGTTCTCGCCCGCCTCCTGCGCACCGCGCCGGATGGCGTCGATCTCGGTATCGGGCAGCATTTCGAAGCGGGCGGTGAACGAGGCCCGGTCGAAGCCGCCCCGCTCATTGGGCATTTCGACCGAGACGCGGGCGGTGAATTCCAGCCGGTCGGCGATGCGGAGCTTCAGCATGACCAGTCCTCAGCGCACGGTGATGGCGAATTCGCTGGCGACCAGCGTCGGCAGCAGGGCCAGCTGCATCTGCAGGCCCACCGTGCCCGAAATCTCCTGATAGGTGATGTCGGTGATCTGGACCTTGCGCAGCGTCAGCCCGACCCTGGCGCCATCCTCGGTGCCGTGGGTGATGCTGACCACGCCGGTGGTGTTGGCGGCGGCATCGCTGAAGAAGTTGCGCGTCGCCAGCTGCGGCATCTGGGCGGTGATCGTGGCGGTGCCGCTGCGGGCGACACGCTCGATCTTCTCGGCATCGGTCAGCGCCACGTACTGGATGTCGTTGCCCATGTCGAGTTCCAGCGACTGCATGCCCAGCGACACGGCGTCGAAGGCGACCGCGGTTGCGACCGGGCCCACCGGCACCGGGGTCGTGAAGCCGCTGAGCGACACGGCCGGCATGGCCGCGGCGGTCACGGGCACGAACAGGCCGATGAAGGTGAAGGCGAGGTAGGGGATCTGGTCGACCGTCATCCGGATCGCCAGATTGCCGCGGGCCCCGGTCACGGCGTGGCGCACGCCGTCGACGTTCACATACAGCGTGGCCGAGGGCGGCAGGTCGTCGATGGGCGCATAGGCGACGCTTTCGTCGGTGACGATGTCTTCCGACATGCCGCAGGCCTTCAGCAGGCTGCCATAGGCGGGCACGGTGCCGGCCTCGCCTGCGCCGGCGAAGGCGACGTCGAAGGTCACCTGCACATTGCGGCCGACCATGAAACCGCCGCGATTGCCCAGGCGGCCGTCATCGATATTGCGTTCGGCCAGGCCGTGCTGCAGGGGGGTGATCGCGAGGTTCTCGGTCTCGATCGCATCGCTGGTGCCGTTGGGTGCGGCGTCGACGGCGTAGCCGCTCTCCAGCTTGGCGAGAATGGTCTTGCGGCGCCAGGTATAGGCCATGGGTTTGATCTCCGGGGAAAATCAGGGTGCTCCGGAGGTGGAGCGGTATGCTGCATGACATGCACCAGCACACCGCCGAGGGTATTTTGCCGTGGAGGATTCTGCATCTCAAGTTATGTTGCCACACGGTTGCCACATGCGGTCGCATTTCAGGGCCTGCGGCGAAATGGGCCGGACCAGAACATCGTCAGTGGTGTAGAGGTAAACAAAACATGATTTTTAATTGAAAAATTCTGGCCGGCTTTTCGTCTGTCATGCCCAAATGTCCAAGGGCCGGCAC